TCAATGATTGTTTTAATCTCTCCGTCAATATCGTTTATAAAATCGTCAAGATCGTTAGCATATTCGTTGTCCGTTTTTTGTATGCCGTTATCACGTCCGCTATAATAATACTCTCTGATTGCGTACCATACGCCGCCATAGCACCCCCATAGAATCGCCGCAAAGGCATTCTGTGTGCCATAATCCAATGATAACACATACTGCGTAGAATCTCCAGTAGGATTATCAGAAAATGATTCCTCGCACATCGGATATATCAAGCCTTCTGCAAGAGCCCATTCTCCGAGGATATATCTTTTGTAGTAAACTGTTCCTGCATATTCTTTACAAAGGTTTTCCACAAATGATTTCGGCAAAAAAGGATTATCGAAGATCGTATAATGCTGATTATATATGTCTGCATCTGAATCAAGAAAACCCTTCAACCAATGGTTAGGACCTTTCGGGTTTAATGCCCCATCAAAACACGAGTATTCTTTGTCAAGACGTGATTTCAACAGTTCAAAAACTTCATTGTTCCATTCAGCGGTTTCGTCTCCGTAAGCGTACTTGATCGAGGCACCCCGCAATTTTGCGACCTGATTGACACGCTCACAACCGAGAATATATACACCCTCCCCGAACATGTTGCACATGTTGTTACCGCCAATTCTTCCAACAAGTGATTCTCCCCATATATCCCGCAACGGTTCGAGAATGTTTCTGCTGATCGTTGCTTGACTTACTCCAAGAATAACCGCAAGCCCGGGCTTTCCTGCTCGTTCCCTCAATCGCATTGGAATGAGAAAATAATCCATATAAGTTTTACCCGAACGGGTTGCACCCACCTTGAAGTTCCACCGTCTGTTGGCGTTTCTAAAATATTCTTTTTGTTTCTCGCTGAAAGGCATTTACATCAGCCCTCGCTCTTGATTGTTTTTAAAACCTCATCCAATTTGCTGAGCATTTCCTCTGTGCTGTTGTCCGGATCGTCCTTCTGTCCGAGATAATTCTTCCCGAGAAAAATAGCCATTACCGCCGATTTTTCTGCTAACCTCATTTGCGAACGTCTGAGTGAAATTTTTCCGTTCTCTTTCTTTTTAGCGTAAATAGCCGAAAAATTTTCCCCGTATGTAGCATGGCACCAATTTTCGATTGTGTCAAGCGAACAATCAAAAAATGCGGCTATTTCCTCTTTCGTGCAAAACATTGCACATAGTTTTTCAAAGCTTTCTTGTTTAATGTCCTTTTTCGGCCTTCCTGCTGGCATCTTTAACCCTCTTTTCTGTATGATTCGTTAAGTATTTTAGGCGAGCAATTATTCCAAATAATTTCATGGTGAACCCTCATGTCGTGCAATCCCATTTGGCTGATTTTCGTACATGATGGCAACGCCATTACGGTATAAAAACTCTTTCTATATGTTCCGTTGTCACGATATATATCGGTCATTCCACCTTCTTGAGATTGCGTCTGTACTGTATCAACACGCACAGGAAGATATGTGTAAAACATCTGACCACGCATATTAGCAAGTGCGCTTGTTGTTATATCATCATTCATTCTCATATGGAAATAATGTTTTTGAGACGCCCTCATAATAAAAGTTGTCATCGTTTTTGGAATCATTTTCTTTTTCCAAGTGCTGTTTGACAATCCACCAACATAATATATAGCAAGTCCAAATGACAATGCTGTGAAAGGCGCTTCGTCCATGTAGTCCAACATTGCCGATAGAACAGAATCAATATTCTTGACCTGTACACATACGAGACGATTGTCTCTTATTGTTCGCCATGTAAAACCGTTTATATCATCGTCTAATTGCAGATGATATTTATAGCCCATTTCCTGCGCTTTATCTTGTATAAAATTGCGAGCAAATACACCGATTCTACGGTCATCGTCAAGATCGCCCAAATCCGTAAGATCAATATAATCACGTTTATCAAACTGGATAATATCTTTCCCGAACTTTTCCCGATATAACGGTTCTTGATCATCTTCATTGTCAATAACTACATACATTGGCCCTGTATAACCATGATTTCTCAACGCCTTATAAGTGCTAATCGTTTTTGCCCTACCATGCGAAAGAATAAAAACGGCAAAACGTTTGTTATCCATCTTTCCGAACCTCCGGCGAAAGAATCTTAGGCCAAGCAGAGTTATTGTTTATTGTGTTGTCCCATCCAATGCCACGAGAGGACCTAACCTTTATGCAATCCGGGCAAAACATAACGCCGTAATATCTTAAAATATAGCTATCGTTTTCCCTGTATGCATCTTGACAACCACCAGTTACAACCTTGTTTGGCCTACTCGGCAAATACACATCGAAAACCATTTGCACATCGAGAAAGCCGACAAACTTTTTCCCTCTCTGACTATTCAAGATCGGAGTTACAGCGTCTTCCGAGTATCTCCCGACAAAATCAAATCTGCTTGCTGTTCGCAAAAAGAAAGTGCAACATGTCCAACGTTTATAACGTGTATCAAGAAATCTCTGCAATCCTCCAATATAATCAGCCGCAAGACCAAATGAAGTACAATCAAGACCTGATTCGTCCATCATGTTACAATATGCTTCTGCTATTGCATCAAAATCCTTTACCTTTGTGTTTTTTAAATGTCCGTCCTTTTCATGGCGAATAGAAACCGATTGTAAATCGTCATCAAGCATCATGAAATATTTTAATCCTTCTTTTTCTGCAACGTTCCAACATTCGTTCCTTGCGAACGTAGCGACCCCGTTAGGCCCATCTTGGTTATCACCTATATCAAATCCAACACGCTTATGGAAAACATGCACAGAAGGCCCATAGCGTTCAATGTAGACGTCTTTTGTGCTGTCCTCATCGTCTACCACGATTATCATGTTACCTGTATATCCTGCGTTACGCAACACATGCCAAGTGCTACAGTCTGGTCGACCATGGCTAATTATAATGACCGCAAAGTCATTCCTCATCTTCTTCACCATCGATTATATCTTGAATGGTTTTCGTGAGTTTAACATATCCATTAGCAATGGCATCGTCAATGTCGATAATAACCAACGCCGACTTTTCCATTAGTCTTTGCACAGTTGCGTCAGAATGCGCATAGAACTCCGCTATATTACGATAATTGAAAACTGTATGTCTGTAAGCGGCATTGCGTAGAAACACCTTAGTTTCTTCGTCAATGTCTGCTGAATCAATTTCGCTAATTAGTTCGTCTGTTTTCGTTCTGTCCATCATCATGTCAAACGATGGATTTTCGCCCTTCGGTTCATACTGAGGAATTTTTGCTTTTTGTGCGTAAGCACTTCCTCCGTTGATTTCCTGCTCTAGTTCTTCGTCTTCCGTTGTATCATCCAAGAAGCCAAAGTCCTGCATATCAAATTCATCTAAATCGGAAAGTTCTTCCTTCAAAACATCGTCAAGCCAGCTTGAAAGTTCTGCCGTCTTATTGTGTGCAAGAGCATAAGCCCTCCGCTGTTTATCCGTTAAATGATCAAGCCGAATACATGGAACTTCTTTCATTCCCAATTTTTTAGCGGCTTCTAATCTTCCGTGACCTTCAACGATGAGATTTTTGTCTGACCAAATACCGATTGGGTCATCAAAGCCAAATTCTTTAATACTGGAAACAATTGCTTTAACGTCTGTTTCTCCGTGTTTTCTGGCATTTTTCTCGTAAGGCTTTAAACTGTCTACTGGTAAATATTCAATCTTTAAATTCTCCATCTTAAAAACCTCCCTTTGGTTTGGCTTAAATATAGCACAATATCTTTTTTGTGTCAATAAAAAACAGAACCGCTACCGAAAACAACGATAGCGATTCTGAGCGAAAGGAGTGTTGACCATGAAACGCCCTGTCCCATGACGTTCTGGACAATGTTATTTTAAATCATTTCGTGCTGTTTGTCAATTGTTTTCCTTCAACTACCAAGATAACCACAAATTTTCCTCAGGTATTTCCTGCCACTTTGCCCAAGGTGTTTCTCCTACATTATCCGCAATACATTTTTCAAGACTTTCAAGCACTCTAAGCGCTGAATTTACATCTCCCCATCCGTTTTCTGGCTCAAGCCGTTTATACTTCTTCCAATTGTTTTTTAATTCTTCAATGCCATTTCTTATTTTTGGCCTGACCTCTTTAACGTTATACCATTTGCCAACTTCAAAGTCCCATCCCATACACGCACGGAACATTTCTGCAAGATTATAAGTCGGTGATGAACATTCCGGTTCATCAATCACAGCTATTAAAGTCAACCCTTCTACTTTTACGCCAATTCTTAAATCATAACTCATCATCTTTATCCTCCTTCGGTGGTTCTGGAAGTGGCATCCAATAGATCGGATCATGAATGATCCCGATTTCGCCATATACATTCCCATCCGTTCCTGCCCAATATCCACCAATGGCAGAATACATGTAATATGCAATTCCTACATATTCTGCATATTCTTCGTTTTTATCGCTGTATGGTGGCACATATACAAGCACAGGCGTCTGTTTCTCCGGCAATCTAACCTTGACCGAAATCCAGCATCCGATGGTCGTAGCTTTATCAAGCGTGTCAATCATGTCACGGACATCACAAGCACGGCACGGCACTTCACCGAAGTCATACACAAAGGTTGTTTTCCCTTGCTTTATACCTTTGCGCCTATCGCAATCTGCGCATCGGTTTTTCATTGTTTCAGCAATTAAAGCATCTGCATCAATCAGTCGCATCCAATTTTACTCCTCTTAATATCTCCATAAACACATTGAGCACTACAATACTGATTTGTTTTTCTGCAAAACGGTATTCTTCCACACATATCATGTTCATATTCTACGAATGGACAGTTTTCAATTATATGTTGTTTTGATTTTTGATAAGCAATTACATCAGGGCGCAAATTATAAATCAAAGCACTTGTTTGTTCAGAACACATTCTTGCTATATTCTCAGCATCAGTCATCCCATTTCACCGCTTTCCTCTGTTCCTCTGTCGGTTTCTCTGTCCAGCATCTCCAAAGCTTTTTATATGTTGCCCAATTCATTTCTTTTACTTCACAATTGCCATTATACGGAACACGCTCAATGCCTATTTTGATTTCCGAGACCGTCATAATGCTTGTTTCTTTGTACTCTTTCCAAATATACCCATTGTAGTCAATGATTTCATCTTGTGTTAGTATTCGCGCTTCTTGCTCTTTCAGCAATTCCAGCGCATCTGCCGTTAGTTGTGATCTACATCCAAAGTCTCTTGTGTACGGGCATCCGTTCTGGCATCCAATAGGACCTTGTTTGCAATGCTCAAGCCCGTTTATAACCATTTCTCGATCAGTCATCCCATAACCTCCTAAACGCTCTTAAAAGTTTATATTTTGTTGCTGATATTCTATAATTGTATCTATTTCCGCATATTGGGCATTGCTCAGATTTGTATGTTTCATAAAAAACGCAATTTATTTCCTTACATTTCCGCTTATCAATATACGCAGAACATTCTCCTATTGGTTCGTTGTCTGGTTTCCAAACAAACAAAGCACCACATTTTTTGCACCTGTATGGCACTCCCTCTTTTTCAACTGTATCAATTATCATTCTGCGCTATAACCTCACTTTCTTTTTCGTGACTATCTGCCACACAAATATAGTATCAAATATTACGCAATATGTCAATCTTAAAGTTTGATTATTTAACAACTCCGATATATTCTAATTCATAATGCTTTATTTCTTCCTGTGTCAATTCTCTATCATATACCGCAGAACCCCAAGCCAAATATCCTGACGGTGTTTGGAAACGTTCATACTTGCAATAAAGCAAACCATCTGAAGGAACCGCCCCCGGCCCCGGTTCTCTTAATAATGTGGCGTATTCGTACAATTTATCTTTCATTGTGTTTTTCCCTCCGCTTTTTTAATGTGCCGCCCTTTTGCCCGGGCGGCTTGGGCTTGTTTTATTAGTTCAAACCTGTTCGGCAAACTCCTTTGCGGCTTTTGCTGTTTTGAAATTGCCCATCAAGATCTTTTCTCCGTCTTTTGTGACTTCAATCACGCCCCACCAGCAACCGCGCTTGCCGTTTTCTCTCCACCAATTCCGTTCATGTATACTCATATCACGAACACGAAAACGGCCATTATCGCTCACATAATCAGCATATTCAAATTCTTTTGTTTTTCTTGTCCACTTCATCTTTCGTTCATCCCTTCTTTTCGTTCATGATCTCTCCTGATCACAGTTATATAGTACCATAAAAATGTTACAGAACAATAACAGAATTATTAACAATTTGTGAACAAATGAAAAACGGCCCATTTCTGAGCCGTTGCTGTTTATTCTCCCTTTATGTAAAGCATTTCGCCTGTTTCGTTGTCCATGATTTCAAGAACCGCCGTGTCCGTCATCAATAACCGAAGAATCTTTTTCGTGTACACGACTTCCCGCCCGCTAATAAATAATACTGTAATCGTTCCGTTCATTTGTCAGCCCTCCATTTCAATCAGATAAACCCTGTTCAACCATCCTGCCCCAATACAACTGATCGCTTTTTTCTTTGTGAGAATCAACGGCTTTTTCCCGTCCAACGAGATCAATCTTTTTGTTTTAACATCCATCAATCCGAAGCCATGCTTGTTATAATCTTTCATGTTGACAACCTTCATTTTTCGTCCCCTCCGTTTGTTTGTTCGTACCTAATCGGTACGGTTATATAGTACACCTTTCACAACCGATTTACAATTGATTATTCGTGAAAATTTCTAACCAATTTTAACAATGTTTAGAACGTCCGTATTTTATACCTGATTTTTGGCCGATTTCAACGAGATTAAACAGATTTTTTCTTCCTGACCTGTTTATCGTCCAACGAATAAACCGCATTAGAACGCAAGAAAACCGCATAGAAATTGAAATGCGTTTTTGACCGATCAGAAACGTGCTTAAAATCAAAAAATCGGCCATTTCTGACCGATTGATTGACTTAAAACGGTAAATCCACATCGTGGACAACTATAAAAGAATTTTCTTGACTAAAATTGAGACACACACAACGAGTGGTAACGCCCGATCCGGGAATCCGCTTCCCGATCTTTTTGTTTCCTACTGAATCTGTTCTGACAATCCCTTGACCTACCGCCCAAGATAAATAGCTGTCCGGGTTAAATCCTCCGTCAAGCAAAGCACCGTTGAAAACCTTTCCTATAATCCAAACCGCCTCGGCTT